GATTAGACCTTGTACTCTTGCAGACATGGTTTACTCTCCTTGGGCCGGGGTTGCCGGCGTGATTTGCGCATAGCCCTGAATCAAAAGGGGCGTGAGGCATTCCGGCGTCGCCTCGACTTCCCGAACATCGCCGGTGAGCGGATGGCGCAACGTGACCCAATCGCGGATCGCGTGCACGGGGTGAACCTGTTGTTGCTCGTCCATTAGTTGTCTCCGATTTCTGGAAAGGTGAAGACGCCCTTGAAGCGGTCGATCAGATCCTCGTCGAGGGCATGATCGATACTCGGGGTGTCCATGATGTCGAGGCCGGTGAAGATGCTGATGTTCCGGATGTTTGGCCCGGTGACGTGCCCATCCCCGTCCGGCGCGCCAGTTGCGCCGTTGCAGGTCAGCGTCCAGAGGTCCTCATAGCCAACCGGGGGACTCACGCCGGCAGCGTTCCCCATCCGGTAATAAATGCCGAAACGGTGCTTCCAGATCTGGTAGCCGTTGAAACTGCCGCCCTTGGTTCCCTCCCAGGCCACCAGCATCGAGGGCGCGGGCATTCCGTAGATCGCCTCGGCGAGGCGATGCTCCTGGCCCAGGAGGTAATGGAAGGCGGCGATTCGAACGACCGGCGTCCCGGCCTCGGCCACGGTCATGGCGGCGGCCAGGTCGGTGATCGTTTTGAGCGTCGTCACGATGGCGTCTGCGATTGGGCCGGGATTGAGCATTTAAGAAACCCTCAATTTGAGGACCGCGCCGCCGCGCGTGTCCACGTCGAGGTCGGCGACCACGTAGGCCACCCCGTTGATCGTGATGGCGTCGCCGTGCCGCGGCGCGGGCATGATGGCGGTGAACACTACGAACAGGCGAACGACCGCCGCGCCCAGGGTGCTCCCAGGCAGACTGTCCTCGCCCATGGCCGGCTCCTGGATGATTCCGGTGATCTGTTGCGCGCCGGAACCATCCTGGGGCGTAAACGTTACGGGGATGCCGAACGCCCCCAGGAGGGCGGCGTTCAGCATTCCGGATTGTGCGCTCCATGCGCTCATGGCGTTGGACTAGGCCGAGGCGATGGCGTACAGCACCCAAGCCTCGATCACGCCAGCCGTCAACGGGCCGGTCGCGACCACAATCGAGGGTTTGCCAGCAGCCGTCATCTTGAACGGGGTGCCCTGGCACGTCGGCTTGACCACCGCGTCCGCGCCGAGCTGCGCCTTGCCGGTAGCGGTCAGGATCGAATTGGCGCCCGATCCGGCGCTGGTGGTGATCGCCACCGTCGCCGCGCCGTCGGCGGTCACTGCGGACGTGGCATTTACCACGCCGTCGAAGACCACCGCGTTGTCGGGGATGGTGTCGCTGTTGGCCGGCGTGCAGGTGGCGCCGTCGTCCACCGCGAAGTCGTACAGCATGTGCGCGACCTTGACGCCGTTGACCTGCCCCGAGAAGCCGGGCACCCCGAACAGGTTGACCCGCACGGTCGCGGCGCCCGTCACTGCGGCGACCTCGGCCACGCCGATCAGCAGGTTGCCGCCCACCGTGGATGTCACCTTCTTGGCCGCATCGTCCCAGTAGGCCAGATCGCCCTGGGCGAAGACGCTGGCGTCCTTCGCGAGGTCGTAGACTCCCTTCACATCGCACTCGACCGTGCCGCCTACCAGCGTGTCGTTGGCCGCAACGCCGAAGATGTTGCCAACCTTGAAACCGCCCCCGGACAGGACGTTGTAAGGCGCGATCAGCGTGAGATTGCGCCCGCTCTTTACGAAGTTCGTCATTGGGTTTCTCTCCTAAGAATTCTGGTTGCGGGCCGGCCCCTTTCGGAAGCCGGCCCAGTTGCCCTTGGTTGCGACTGGCCGCGACCTACGCGGAGGTGTTCTTGCTGAGGCCGCGATAGTCGATAGCGGCAGCCGCGAAGTCCAACCGCGCCTTGATTTCCACGCCGTCCACATCGAAGCCCTGGCGGGTCTCGATGAAGATGCCCTGCTGCCCTTCGAGGTAGCAGTACTCGATGGTGTCCATCTGCGACGGGTCGCAGGCCATGAACCAGTTGGTCCCGCCCACCGACTGGACCGCGTCGAGACGGCCCTCGACCACTTTCACGAGGGACTGAATCCAGGTCGGCACGACGCTGGTGACGGCACTCGCGGCCAGGTTGATCGGCCAGATCAACTGATCGGCGGTCTGTTCGAGCGCCGCCGGCACGATCAGGTACCGGGGTTGCAGGTTGAGGATCGTTCCCTTCGGAGCCTTCTGGACGCGAAACGCTGCGCGCGCAACGCCCAAGGCCGGGCCGGCCAGCGCATTGCTGCCGTTCAGGTTCTTGTGGTTCCCGTGGAACAGCGGGATGCCATCCGCGAGGTTGCCGTTGGCGATGACCACGGCCCACACGGTGTCGCTCTCCAACTGCGCGGCCGCCTGGCCCAAGCCAGCGGGGACGCGGGTCAACGCCTGGAGATCGTCGTTGATGATCACCTTGCGGGTGATCGCCACGATCTCGCCGAAGGTAGCCAGCGAGTAGGTCTCCTTCGAGTCCGACAGCGCCGTGCGGTGGAACTCGCCCTTCTCGTTCACCTGAGGCAACGTCGGAACGTCGCTCAACTGCACCCGGTTGATGGGTTTGAAGTCCGTCGCCGACACCTGGCGGCAGAACGGGACGAAGGTGCGGGGCGCCGCCTCGTAGGCCTGGCGCAGGGTCTTGTTGGCGACGTTCGCCAGAATGTTGGGGAAGTCGCTCACGGTCGCCATGCCGCCGCCATCGAAATACTCGGCGGCTCCGAAACGTCCTTGCAGCGCCACCCGAGCAATCTCGTTGCGGTTCATGCCGCGCGTCTTCACGCCGGCAGCTTCCAGGCACTCGCGCGCCACGTCGATCAGGGTGAGGCCGGCGTACTCGCGGCCGGACTCCCGCAGCGCCGCATCGCCGGGATTGCCCCGGAACAGGATGGCCGCCTCCAGGCCGGCGCGCATCTTGTCGCGCTGGTCGGCGGGCATGGTCACGCTCGTGTTGACCGGGTGCGTGGCGTTTGCGTCGGACCGCGCCGCCAGTTTCGCCAGCATGCTGGCGCGGGCGGCTTCGACCGTGCCGCCATCCTCAATCAGGCCGGCGAGAAACGTCTCGTCGAATTTGAAGGGCGCTGCGGCCAAGCGAATCGCGCTAACGCGCTCCCGCTCGATCCGGACCGCTTCCTTCGCCCCCTCGACGCGCGCTGCGGCGAGGGCTACTTCCGTCTGACGGGCTACTTCGCCCGCTGCCTGCTGGGTCTGTTCTTCGTTCATTGCAGGATGCTCCTCTTGGGCGGATGCCCGTTGCTGTTGAACTACACTCGGTTTGGTCGGCGGCGGCGCCGCAGCCGACATGAAAGTGGTGTCCGCGTCGCCAGGGACCGGCACGAGAGAGATCTCGAAAGGCTCCCAATCCGTTGCGGTGAATTCCTTGCGCTCCTGGTCCTTGGGGGTGGTGTCCACCTTTTTGTAAATCCACATGCCAGGGCTGAGGTTCTGGATGATGCCGGCCTTCACATCGTTCCAGACGGGCGTCACCGCGTCCCGCTTACTGAACTGGATCGTGGCGACTCCGTTGGTCTTCTGGACCCATGCCTTGCGCACGACGCCCAGTTGATCCGCGACGCCATATGCAGCATGCGAGTCGAGGACCGGGCCTCCGTTATTGAGGCGATCCAGCCGGCAGCCGTTCATGTCGAGAACCAGGTCGTACTCTGCGCCTGTTCGCCAGTCGTATCGGGGCACCTTCGCGCCCGTGTACCAGACCGCGTCGATAGTTCGAGCGTCCTCGTTGGCCGAGGCCGGCGCGAACGTCACCGCCATACTGAACCGCTCGACCTGGGCGTCCGGCCGATCCGGCGCCGCAACCTCCACCGCAACCTCCGCCGCGGCCATAACTGCTGCCTCTACGAGCGGGGGACTGCCGGTCCCCGCTTCTGCGATGGTCTCTTCCATAACTGTTGACCCTCCTTTATCGGTGCGTTTGGATTACGACCGGTATGTCCTTGTGGGAGTGTTCCATTGCCTGATGCCGGAGAACTCGGCTGAGGCCTTGGTGGTCGTCTTCGTCGCGTTCGTCTTCGGCGCGTCCTGTTCCCCGCTGTTCGAGGGCTGCTCGACGCCCTTGTCGTTCACGTTGCGCGGGTCGCAGTCCAGGATGATTTGCAGCGAATCGAGCAACTCGTTCATTCGCTTGATCTCCTGTAACTGTTTCTCTGGGTCGTACCCGTTCTGTGCGATTGCCTCCGAAAGTGTCAGCGTGCCGGTCCGGATGCGCTTCAACTCGGCCAGCGCGTCCTTGAGCGGGTCCACGCTCTCAAACTTCGGCGCGGTCCACTGCACGCCGTATTGCGGCGTTGGGATCGCGCCCGTTACCACCAGCGTGTCGATGAACCGTCGCCAGGTGGGGCGGCAGAACATCGGTATCAGCGTGAGCCAGCGGAACGCGTCGATGGCGTTTCGGAAGCCCAGCATGCCGGCTCGGTAGGACGAGTAGTTCACGTTCGATAGATCGCCGGAGAGCAGCTCATAGGGCACGTCCACGCCGGCGCCCACGCCCTGCAACTCGGTCATCAGGTACTCGCGGTACCCGCCACTCGACGAGGGCGCGTTGAACCTGATGTCCTCGCCCGGCTTCAAGTACTCGATCATGCCGGGGTACATGCGCTCCAGCGTGTTGCCGGTCTTCGGGTCGGTAGATGCCGCGCCGATTGGCGCTGTCGAACCATCGGGCCGAATCACGATCCCCGCAAGGCACGCCTCGGTCTTCTTGCGCATGCGTTCCGCGTCGCGGTAGTCGTCGAGGTCGCGTAACGCCAGCATCACGGGAGCGAGCCACGGCACGCCGCGCACCTGGCCTGGTCGCAGGATGCAGTACTGATGCATCACCTCGGAGGCGGGTACCGCCTGGCTCAAGATGCCCCCGCGCGGGTTGAGCATGTAAACCCCGCCCGGATGGTAGTTGTAAAGCCAGTAGTACTCCCGCTGGCCGATCATGTTGAACTGGACGCCCTGGACGATGTGCCCATTGGTGGTGCCCATCGTGCGCGCGATGTCCAGGTAGTCTCCCTCAAGCACCTGCAATTGCAGCGGCACGCGGAAATTGTCCGTCGCCAACCGCTGCCGGAATCGGACGATCCCGTCCCCGCTCTCGGCGGTCGTCCGCACGATGAGCGCCTGCATGCCGTAGAAGTCCAACTGCCCGCCCGGATCGCAGTTCTCCGCGAAGAACGGCCACTCGCCATCGATGATCTTGTCGAGGCCGGCGTCGCCGGTCTTCGCCTGGGGAATGATCCCCGTGCCCACCGCGTTGCCCACCAGTTCGGCGACGGCCTTGCTGGCGTAGGGATTGTTGCGCAGCAGGTCGCGGGACCGGTCGCGCAGTTTGATCAGCGACGCGCCCACCTCGGTGTTGGCGTCGCCGCCAGCAGCGATCCAACCATCCGCACGGCGGCCGGACTTCGCGCCGTCGTATGCAAACGTCTGCGTCGCGGACCGGAAGCGCGCGCGGCGAAATGCCCACTCGGGGGAGAAGTAGCCGATGGCTTTGTCGAGAGTATTCATTTATTCCCTGCTGTGCGTGGCCAGATGAAACCTCGGGGCAACGGCGCCCGCCGCGATGGCGATCTGCGCGTCCAGAAGCGCCAGCGCCTTCAGCTTGTCGTCGACGTTGTCGTACTCGACCGATTGATCCTTGAACTGCACCCGGCGCACCCCGCTAGAGATGGCGCGCTGGAGGATGTCCCTCTGTGCTTGAAGTTCGGTTAACTGAATCATTTAAACCACTCCTTGCCGCCACCGAAAGAGCCGCCGCCCCTGCCCCCCCAGAAGTCATCCTTCGCCGGCTCTTGGGCGCGTGGTGCCTCGGGCTGCGCCGTGCCAGCGAGCGATGCCCAATCCGCCTCGGAGAACGAATCCATGCCACAGATGGCCGCCGCCGCGCGGCACAGCACCGCCAGGTCCAGAGGTTCGTTCCTGACCGACTTATCCGCGATCCACTCGACCTTGCCGTTCGCCCGGATGATCCGCGACTCCGAGCACAGCCCGCGATAGAAGTCCTGGTCCTTGTACGCGTAATGCTGATAGCCTGGCGGGAAGGTGCCATCGTCGGGCAGCGCGATCCGCAGCCAGTCGTAGAACTCCTGCTTCGCCCAGTGCGTCCCGATGTGCCAGATGCGCACGTTCTGCCGCTTGCGCGCCGCGTCCGTGGGCGACACCCGCGCGATCAGTTTCAAAAAGTCCGGCGTGCCCTTGGTCGGCACCACGGTGCGTTGCGCATACACCCGGTCGCCAGCCGGGCCGTGGGCCGGTTGCGGGTGGCGCGCGGCGAAATCGTAGACCATCTGCGGCCGGAACCCGGTGTCGATGGCCATCGCCATGATGGGTATCGTCCCGCCCGCCGCGCGCGGCCATTCCGCGGCCAACAGCAGTTCCAGTTCCTGCCAGACCTCCGGCGAGGAGGTTCTGAGCGGCTGGCCGGCGGCGTCGGGCACCTGGATCACGCGGTAGTCCACCGACCAGGATTCCTTGCCGCGCCCGTAAGCCTTGACCTCGACCTCCAGCCGGTCATCCTGCACGTCCACGCCGGCCACGAGCAACGAGGCCTTCTCCGGCACGGTCCCCAACGGGTACTCCTCGCGCCGCAGGTAGATCTTCTCCCAATCGGGCGCCGACCCGCGTTCGGTCCAGAGTTCCGCCAGCACCGTGTTTAGGAACGCCTTGAGCGTCTCTACCGAGGCCTTGGCGACCAGGAACTCCGCGGCGATGGTCCCCCAGGACCGCTTCGGGGAGATCAACTGGGATACGCGGAAACCGGGGATCGGCGATCCGGGGTTCTGCGGACGGTACTCGCCGCGCTCCACCATCCAGGACTTCTGGTTGTGGGGGATGTGCTCCCGGCACTTCTCGCAGCAGTAGGCGGCCTTCTCCGGCTCGCCTTCCGGCCACACAAGCCCGCCTTCAGTGCCGTCGCTAAACACCAGGATCTGGAAGTGGTTGCAGAGCGGGCACGGAACGAAGTACTCTCGCTGGTCGCTCGCATTCCAGGCAGCCTGAATCCGGCTCTCCCCGTCAACGGTGGGAGTCGAGCAGATCAGCACCTTCTTGTTGTGCTCAAACTCTCCGGTGCGCTGCATCGCCAGCGATATGGGGTCACCCTCCGATCCTGCGCTCACCGGATACCGGTCCACCTCGTCCAGCAACAGATACCGGATGGGACGCATGGCCAGGCCGGACGGCGAGATGGCCCCGGTGAATGTAATATGTCCGGAACCGTTGGCGAAGACCTTGTGCATCGCCGTGTTGTTCGAATCCCGCGACTTCACCGCGGCGAGCTTCCCGCGCAGCGCCGGCGAGTGGCGGAACAATGGCGCCACGCGATCCTTGGAGAGCGCCTTGGCGTCTTCCGCTCGCGGCTCCACTGCCAGCGTCGGCCCCGGATCAACGTCCGCGATGTATCCCAGGAAGTTGACCATCGCGCTCGTCTTGAGCATCTGGGCAGCGGACATCAACACCACCTGCTTGCACGGGTGGTTGGGGCCCAGGCAGTCCATGGGCTCGCGCTGGAATCGCCGCGTATGCCACTGGCCGCGTTCCGCCGAGCCAGATCCGGTGAGCACCACGTTCTCGTCGGCCCAGTCGGAGACGGAAATGTCCCGTGGCGGCAGCAACGCCTGCGCGCCGACCTCGTACATGGAAAATGGGGTAGCCATCAGTAGCCCGCATCCGAGATCGCTTTGGACATCTTGCGGCGCAGGGCGTTCGTTTCGCCTGCCAGTATCCGGTGAATCTCCGCTTCACTCTTCGCGGCGGCGACCAGCGGCGCCACGCGATCCGGGTATGCCGACAGCGCATCCCCGACGATGGCGGACCAATGCGCCGCATACTCGCCGGCCTTGGTAGCCTGAATCAGTTTTCCGGCGCGCTCCTCATATTCCAATTGGGCCGTCTTCGCCTTGAACGTCTCGCTCACGGCGCGGGCCCGCAGATAGGCCGAGACCGGATCGCTCGATACTTCGGGCTGACTCGGGATGCCCGCACCGCTACGCAACGGGGGAGCACTGAACGGCGCCGCCGGCGGTCTGGTCGCCTGGTGCAGAGTCTTGCCCGCGAAGGTGTTCCTTTCCCATTCCTGATTCGCCCGCTCCGGATCGATGCTCCCGTCGGGGTTCGGCGTGATCCGCTTGGTCGTGATCGCCTTCTGCACCGCGCTCAGAGCCACGCCGCGCAACCGCGCGTACGCCCGCTGAGAGACGCCGGTCACGCAGGCCCTCCCATCGCTGGCTGAGTCTCGTGCTGCACGCGATGCTGTTCCGCGCGGCTGCTCACCTGAATCCATCTCCTTAAAAACACTGAACTTAGCTCTTGCTTTCCGGTTGAAAACGAGTGATGAATCGTCATGCGCGGATCAACCGCCGAAAGGACAAGCAAGACGATGAAGACCAACGCCGAAACCACACAGAACGAAGCCACAACCGCCGCCGTTGCGGAACAGGGCGCCCCCAGCGCGCCGGAGCAGGCCACCTCGACGAAGGGCGCCAGCCAGAAGAAGGGCGCCCCCAAGGCCAAGAAAGCCGTCAAGAAAGCTAAGCCCGCCGCGAAGAAGGCAGCGAAGGCGGCCAAGAAGGCCCCCAAAACGGCCGCCAAGCCCGCCACGACGAAGCCGGCCGGCAAGAAGACCGCCAAAGCCGCCGCGCCGAAGACGGATAGCCAGGCGCGCGACGGCAGCAAGAAGGCGATTGTGATCGCAATGCTCACCACGAAGGACGGTGCCACGCTGGCCGCGATCATGAAGGCGACAGATTGGAAAAAACACAGCATCCGCGGCTTCATTTCCGGCAACCTGATGAAGAAGATGGACCTGCCGGTCGAGTCCTTCAAGAACGAGGCTGGCGAACGCTGCTACAAGATCGCCAAGTAGTGGCACGCGCAGGACGCCGCCAGCCGCGAGGCTGGCGGCTCATGCAAGGAGACAGGCAGATGGCACGAACCACAAAGCGGACCAATACACAGGAGCTCGAAGACATGGAGCAACTGCGCGCTCGCATTCGAGACGCCGAAGCCAAGCTCAAAACCGCGCGGCAGCGCGCGGCGCGGGCACCGACGACCGGCTTCGCGATCCCGCTGACGGAGACGACCAACCTGGGCCTCGCGATGTTGATCGCGGAATCCGAAGACGGCCAATACGAGCCGGTCGGCGTCGTCGCCAGCATCGGCGAGGCGCGCGAGATCGCCGCCAGCGACCTTAAAGGCCGGATGCGTCGCCTGGATCGCGACCAGGAAACTGGCCTTTGCCCCTACACCTACAAGGTCTGGGCCAACGGAGTCGACGGCGATTATCGCATCGCCATTGAGCTAACAGCGACCAGCCTGTAGCCCCCCACCGCCGCGCAAAACGAACGCCGCCAAGCCGCCCGGCTGGCGGCGGTTCTTTGCTTCCGGGCCACTTTTCCGAGAACCCCACTTGAACTAAGCCTTACGGCAGACGCTTCGCGTGCTCTGGCTTGAGCGTTCTGCATAAAAGGGATAAGTTGGGGTCACAAGGAGGTCCCCTGTGACCCATTACGAAACAGTGACGCGCGAGGAGATCGCGCGCCGCAACTACACCGAAAGTACCACGCGCGCTTATCTGGGCGTGCTGCACGACTTAGCCTGCTATTTCCAGCAGCCGCCCGAAGGACTCACGACGGACCAGATTCGGGAATATACAGCGCACCTGTTCCGCGACCGAAAGCTGGCCGGCAACACGGTCAACCAAAGGGTCGGCGCCTTGCGCTTCTTCTACTTCAAAGTGCTGAACAAGCCTTGGCGCGGGCATGAGATGCCGTACCCGAAGAAGAGCATCCGCCTGCCCGTCATCTGGAGTCCGGACGAGGTCGCCCTCCTGATCAACGCCGCGCCCACCCCGTTCTACCGCACCATCATCATGACCCTGTACGCCACCGGCATGCGCCGGGCCGAGGTGGCCGCCCTCAAGATCACCGACGTCGACTCGGCGCGCATGGTGCTCCACGTTCAGGAGGGCAAGGGCCGCAGGGACCGCGACATCGTGCTCAGTCCGCATCTGCTGGAGGAGTTGCGGCAGCACTACCGCCGTCTGCGCCGGAAACCGGCGGTGTGGCTGTTTCCCGGCGGCACGTATCATACCGCCGACACGCCGATCACCGAAAAAGTCGTCTGGCACGCCTGCCGCCGGGCAGCCCAACGCTGCGGCGTGAACAAGCCTCTGCATCCGCACACGCTGCGCCACTGCTTCGCCACCCATCTGCTCGAAGGCGGCGCCGACCTGCGCACCATCCAGTTGCTGCTCGGCCACGCCGACCTGCGCGAGACGATGATTTACATCCACCTGTCGAAGCGCCATGTGGCGGCCACCGCCAGCCCGCTGGACTCGCTTACGCTCGGCGCGAAATAGATGGCGCGGCCACCGCTGGAGGTGGCCGACCTGATCCGCGCAGCCGGGACCACGTTCTACGAATGCAGCCGGACATGGTTCACCTGGCTGCACCTGAAGATCCTGACCGCCATCGTTTGCTGCCGCACCTCCGCGCTCGGCGGTCACATCGACCAGTGCTCCCGCTGCGGGCATCGCGCCATCTCGTTCAACTCGTGCCGGAACCGGCATTGTCCGAAGTGCCAGTCCAACGCACGCGACCGCTGGCTGGAGGCGCGCCGCCGGGAACTGCTGCCGGTCCGCTATGCGCATGTGGTGTTCACCCTGCCCGGGTCCCTGGCGCCGCTGGCCTTGCAGAACAAGAGCGAGATCTACGGCCTGTTGTTTCGGGCCAGCGCCGAGACGCTGCTGCGGGTGGCTCGCGACGAGAGACATCTTGGGGCGGAGATCGGCTTCTTCAGCGTGCTGCACACCTGGAACCAGAAACTGCTGCACCACCCGCATGTCCATTGCGTGGTTCCGGCCGGCGGACTGTCGCCCGACCATAAGCGGTGGATCGCTGCCCGGCCCGGGTTCTTCCTGCCGGTGCGTGTGCTCAGCCGCGTGTTTCGGGGGAAGTTCGTGGCTGGCTTGCGCGAACTGCACGCGGCCGGCAAACTGGGGTTCCACGGCAAACTGGAGGGTTTGGCTGCGCCGGCCGCATTTGCCGCCATGCTGCGTTCCCTGTTCCGCTCCGACTGGGTGGTCTATTCCAAACGTCCCTTCGGCGGGGCGGAACACGCGCTCCGGTATCTGGGCTGCTACACGCATCGCGTGGCCATCTCGAATCATCGTCTGGTAGCGCTCCAGGATGGCGAGGTCGCCTTCCGGTGGCGCGACTCGGCTCACAAGAACAAGAAACG